AACATATATTCCCCAAACAGATGTGCAAGTAAACATAACATATACATATTGACATTATGTAATACGAACAACATTTCGTTGAAAATATTTTTAAAATATGCTTGACATATAAAACAATTTGTAGTATTATAGATGTGTCGAAAGACATTGCAGTAATAGTAACAGATTTGTATATTTCAGTTACAGGAAAGAAATATAATGGTTGTAAGGGGTAGGGAAACATACTAATACGTATATAGTATTTTGGTTTTAAGCGATATGCCGTCCTAGTGAAAACGCCAATACATAAGTATTGTAAGTTATAGCTATATCTTATGAAAGCTAGAAAATTTATGGTTTGCTACCTAATAGCAAGAAAGAGGAAATAAAATGGAAACAAGAAAGTATGAAGTAACAGTAAACGAAAAGAAAGGAACTTGCGACAATGTATTATTCGAGAAAATGGCAAAGAAAGGAGATTTAACAGCTATCAAATTATCAGAGTTAGTAGGCGTAGAAGTTAAAATAACAGGATACGCAAAATGTCATATTGTAACAGACGAAAAAGAATTTGACATTAACTATTTTGATACAGAAGAATACGGCTTAGTATCTAGTGGTAGCGAAATCTTTACAGAAAGCGTAGTAGATTATTTTGGAGAAGTAGAAAGCGTAAGACTAACAGAAGTAAAAACAAAGAAAGGTAAAACTTATAAAGCAGTACCAGTACTAGGAAATAACAAAAAAGAAGAAACTACAAAAAATGAAGAAGAAAAAACAGACGATTTACCATTTTAATTTTGTAGTAAAGGAGAATAAATTATGCCTAAAAAGAAGGAACTAACCCGAGAGGAACAAGAATTATTTAGTGAATTAAAGAAGTTAAGTAAAAGAGCTAACCAACGTATAGTAAGGTTAGAACGCGAGTTTCGGGAAGGATACTTGGGCTACAAAATATTTAAAGGAAAAGCTTGCAACCGAACCGTTGCAAGCTTGGTCTGTTTCTGGGCGTGTTAAAGCCAATAAATCTATGACAGTTACACAAATGAAAGCAACTATAAAAGCTACAAAAGAATTTTTAAATAGTAGTATTAGTACTAAAAGAGGAATAAAGAAAGCTAAACAAAAAGCAATTAAAACATTAAAAACAAGATTTAGTACTGATGTTTCGGATATATCTTACGAGGAAGCAGAAGCATTAACGAATTTTTTTGACGATAAAGAAGTAAATGGAATAACAAATTTTATACCTCGGGTCTGATGTATTAGCAGTTATAGAAGAAGCAAGAGAAAAGCAAAACGATTATGAAACTTTTTATAGTCAAATGCAAAGTATTATACAATGGAACAGAGGCTATAACATAGAAAGTATACTAAGAAAAATATATACAAAGTATGTATATAGAGGTAGTCAGAATACTGACGAAATAGAATTATTATACAGTAATGTTATAGAACTTGTAAACAATGCTAATAGTGAAAATGATTTACAAGAGGTAGAAAGCATAATAGCAAATTTAATGTCAGAAGGGAAAATAGACGGCAAAGAATATAATTATTTAATAAACGCCATAAATGATAAAAGAAAAGAGATTTAAGTATGAAATATTATAAAGAATTTCAATATCATTTTGGGGACATAGTAGGCGAAAGAAAAAAAGTAGATAATACTATATATTCGTTAGATATAGAAACATCAAGTTATTTAATATTACACGGTAGAATACTACCAGCAATAAAATATTTAGAATTAACAGAGGAAGAACAAAAACTAGCAGAATTTAGAAGTTGTATGTATATTTGGATGTTTTCTATTAACGAAGAAGTATATTACGGTAGAACTTGGGAAGAATTAAAAAGTTTTCTAATACGATTAGATTATTATAATAATAGTAAAAAAATAGTATTTATACATAATTTAGCATTTGAATTTCAATATTTAAAAAGTATATTTAGATTTAAAGATGTAGTAGCAAGAAAAAAACATAAAGTTATGAAATGCGAACTAGAAGACTATAACATAGAAATTAGATGTACTTATCAGATGTCAAATTGTGCATTAAAGCAATTACCTAAAATATTTATGTTACCAGTAGAAAAGAAAGTAGGCGATTTAGATTATACGTTACTTAGAACGCCAGCAACGAAACTAACAGAAAAAGAATTAGGCTATTGCGAGTATGACTGTTTAGTTATATATTATTATATAAAAAGAGAATTAGAAACCTACGGCAGAGTTGATAAAATACCATTAACAAGCACGGGACACGTAAGGCGAGAACTAAAAGAAAGAATATCGGAAGACTGGGACTATAAAAGAAAAGTTAAAAAGTCAATAAATATAAACCCACACATATATAATTTATTACAAGAATCATTTGCAGGACGGATACACGCACGCTAATTGGATATATGTTGACGAAATACTAAAAAATATAGAAAGCTGGGATTTTACGAGTTCATATCCATATATTTTAGTTTCACATCAATTCCCGTCTACTGAGTTCCAAAAATGTATGATAAAAGATAGAAAACAAATGTTAAGTAGATTTGCATATATATTAGTAGTAGAATTTAAAAATATAAAATGTAAATATTATAATAATTTTATTTCGCAAAGTAAATGTAGAGAAATAAAAAAAGGTAAATACGATAACGGGCGTGTAATGGAAGCAGAAAGTTTAACAATTACGCTAACAGATGTAGACTTTTACTTTTTATTAGATACTTATAAATACGATAGTTACGAAATAAAAGAAAGTTATTATAGTGTTTACGATTATTTACCTAAACAATTTATAGAATTTGTCTTAGAAAAATATGTAAATAAAACAGCATATAAAAACGTAGAAGGTATGGAAGTAGAATATGCAAAAGAAAAAAATAAATTTAATGCCTTGTATGGTATGAGTGTTACTAATATGATACGTGACGAAGTATTATACGATAATGAATTAGACTGGACGGAAAGAGAATTAGAAAACGCAGAAATAATAGCAAAATTAAATGAAGAAAAGAAAAAGGCTTTTTTATCTTTTGCTTATGGTGTTTGGGTTACAGCATACGCACGTTCTAATTTATTAAAAAATGTAATACAACTAGACGAACAAGTAGTATACTGTGATACTGACAGTATGAAATTAAAAGAAGGATACGACAAAACAGTAATAGAAAAATATAACAAATTTGTAATACAAAAATTAAAACACGTAAGTAAATTACTAGATATACCATACGAAAAATTTAGTCCGAAAGATAGTAAAGGAGAACGCCATATATTAGGTGTATTCGATAACGACGGACAATACGACGAGTTTATAACGCAAGGCGCTAAAAAATATGCTTATACGAAATGGATAGATAAAGAAAAAATAAAAGAAGATACAAACGTACAAGAAATAAAAGGAAAAAAAGCAAAAATATTAGAAATTACAGTAGCTGGTGTACCTAAAAGCCGGCGCACAAGGTTTAAAAAATTTATCAGAATTTAAAGACAATTTTATATTTGATTTTAAATATACGAATAAAAATTTACTAATGTATTGCGAGAATCAAGAAAAATGTACTATAATAGATTATCAAGGAAACGAATATACAGTAGAAGACAAAAGCCGGTTGCTGTATTGTTCCGACAACATACATACTAGGGAAAGCGTTAGATTATGCCGACTTAATTTCTGATAATTCTAGTAAACGTGCAAAATATAAGGAGTGAGAAAGTGAAAGATTTAGAATTTATTAAAAAATTTTCAAAAATAACAGTATCGGGCGCGTGTAAAAAAACAAAAGTAGACAGAGCAGGACTACTAACGAATAGATTAAAAGACGAAAAGGTAAAAGCTGTAAGAGAAGAAATCGAAAACCAAATTGCAAGATTATATATAAAGGAAGAAAATAACAATGGCGAATAAAAAGAACGTCCATTATAATATAGATAAAATAGACGCGATACGGTGCTAGAATTAACTTGATATACGGCGAGCGTTCCAACGGGAAAAGCTATCAAGTAAAACACAAAAAAGCCGTAGAAAAATATTTAAAAACTGGCAAAAGATTTATTTTAATGCGTAGATTACGCGAGGAAATAACGTCCGAGAAAATAGAACAATATTTTCAAGATGTAGATGTAGCAAAATTAACAGAGGGAAAATATAATTGTATAACATTATATAGAAAAAATTTATATTTATCGATATACGATAACGAAACGGGTAAAACTAAAAGATTTGATAAAATAGGGTATGTAGTAGCATTATCGACAGAACAAAATTACGCTGGTGCAAGTTATTTAGATGTAGAAGACATTATATTTGAAGAATTTATGAGCCGTAGTACTTATTTACCTAATGAAAGTAATAAACTAATGAATTTTTATGCGACAGTAGATAGAAAACGTTTAAAAGTAAGACTATGGCTAGTAGGTAATACAATTTCTAGGGTATGCCCATATATTAACGACTGGGGCTTACATAATATAATTAGCGCACAAAAACAAGGCACAATACAAGTAAAAGAAATACCCGACGTAGTAGAAGGAAACCCACCAATTAAGATAGCACTTGAATATTGCTTATCTACTGGCAAAACTTCGGGAACTATTGGAACTAACGCCAAAATGATAAATACTGGGGCTTGGGAAACGCACCCACAACCACATTTGCCAAAAAGTTATAATAATTATAATGTATTATATCGTTTCGGCTTTCAATATCAAAGTTTCAAGTTTTTATGCGAATACATAGTAGACAAGGAAGAAAAAACAAGCCCTATATGGTTTATCCGTCCATATTATAAAGAATTTTCTAATAAAATAATTGTATTTTCTGATGTTATAAAAGTATCTAGATACTGGCAAAGAGATATATACAATATATCAATAAAAAACGAAAAACTACGTAACTTGTTTATGACATTTAAGGAAAACAAAATTTTTTATGCTAACGATATGGTAGGTACAGACTTTAAACAAGTTATAGATTTTCAGATAAGGAGATAGAAAATGAATAGTAAAATTATATTAGTAAAAAATATAAATATTGACAGACAATATACTAACGTACTTTCCTATACAGAAGCACAAATGTTAGAATTATGCATAAGTCAAGGACATCTAGTCGCGCAAGCCGAAAATTATTCTTTTTTAAGAAACACGGGAACTATAATGGCTGGTTTTACTTATGCACAATGTTTACAAGCAAACTATATCGCATTTCAAAACCCCGACTATTCTAACAAATGGTTTTTTGCTTGGATAGACGACGTTATATACAAAGGAGATAAAAACACAGAAATAACATTTACAATAGACGCTTGGTCTACTTGGTTTGATAAATGGAATAAAAAAGTATGTTTTATAAATAGGCAACACGTAAACGACGATACAATAGGCTTACATACCATACCCGAAAATTTAGACGTAGGGGAAGTAATAGAAGAACAAGAAACAGAAGATGAAACCTATGGGAACGAATATGGCTATTATGTAGGTGTATTAAGTAATTGGGAAATAAAAGACGGAAGCGACGGCACAGAAGTATTACCAATAAATAAAGGTAGACAAAACGCTGGTATTAGTGTTTATGACAATACAGTATTTGGAGAAAAATTGTATTTATTTAATATAACATCTTTATCTAGCTTTACTGATTTAGCTTTATTTATATTAAGGACTAATTCAGACGGACATATAGAAGATGTAAAAAATATGTTTATTATACCAAATTTAGCAATAACTCAAAGTCAATTAGTACAACATAGCGCAACAGTTGGGGAACAAAATTTTAATTGGTATACTTTAAATTATGATATAATACCTACTAAATTTAATACAAATATAAATAAAAGACATAATTTTAGTGATTTTAACCCTAAAAATAATAAATGTTTTGTATATCCATATAATTATTTATTTATAAGTAATAATAATGGAAGTAATAACATATATAAATACGAAGATTTTACAACAGAAAATTGTGTTTTTGAAAACCAATTTAGTATTGCTATTGGTGGTAGTGGTCGTTTAGTGCCTAAAAATTATAAAAATATGAATACAAACGACGACGAAGCATTACCAACGGGGAAATATCCAACTTGTGCTTGGTCTTCTGACGCTTTCACAAATTGGCTAACACAAAACGGTGTTAATTTAGTTGCAAGTATAGTCTTAACTGCTGGGGGTGTTGCTACTGCTATTGCTACTGGTGGTGCAACTTTACCTATTGTAGCTGGTGCTATTACTAGCGTGGCAGGTACAGTAGCTGGAACAATAGGACAATTTAACCAAGCAAGTTTATCACCTAATATAGCTGGTGGTCAAGCAACTGGCGACGTTATATGGGCTTGTAATAGAAATAAATTTACATTTAGAGAAATGAGAGCAAAGACAGAATATTTAAAAATAATAGACGATTACTTTACACGATTTGGATATGCAATAAAAAGTTTGGAATTACCTAATATTACTGGTCGTAGATATTGGAACTATGTTGAAATTGGCGCAAGTGAAGAAATAGGATACGGAGAAGTACCAAGTAAATATATGGATATTATAAATAATGCTTGTAGACGTGGTGTTACTATATGGCATAATCACGCAAATGTAGGCAATTACACGTTGAATAATACAATTGTTTAACGTGAAACAAAATAAAAAAGAGAGGTTATAACCTCTCTTTTATTTTTATACAACATTTCCGTTTGCGTCAACCCAATTTGTGCCGTTATACCAAATTGGTTTATTTAATGTAGTATCAAAATAAACTTGCCCCAAATATTTTGCTTCATCTCTATTTGCACTGTTGTTTATCGGTGTAATAGATGTCCAAGCACTCCAATTACCTCCTTCATATCTTCTTTTGAAAATCGAATTGTTGTTTGAATTTGGGAAACAATATTGATTTATACCGTACTCACTTGGGTCTTCTGAAAATTTTAAATTTAGCAATACATAATTTCCGAAAGTTGGCTTGTTAGCTGTATCCGAATATGTTCTAAAGAAACCGTTTCTTAAAGTAGTATCATTACAATCAGATACAGGTAGTAAAGTGTTTACATAACTACCAATAACACCGATTGGAATTTTTGCGTTGTCTTGGTCTACATGAAAACAATTTTTGAAATTGTTTCTGCTACTATCAGATAAGTTAATATCAAGTGAATTAAATGTTGCTTGTATTGAAGCAATTCTTTTATCATATACACCGTTATTATAAAAATCTAATGTTTGATATTCTCTTGTTCCAGCGAATATCAAGCCATTTTGCGTTAGTTTATCTAGTGCATTTAGCTGTGTTTGTAAATCATTTATTTTTGTTGATAAAACATTTAATATTTTATTCATATCATTTTGAATACTATTTACACTATTTTCGTTATTTATATAAAGAAAAGTTGGTACTTTTCTATCTGTTCTACCACCGTCATCTAAATTTTTGTTAAGTTTATTTCTGTAATAATTTACAGATAATGAACCGCCACCGTCCATGTTGAAAGCCAAATCTATGTTTGGATAGTTTTCTAGTAAATAATCTTGAATATCAACAAAATCTAATCCGACGTTGTCAAATTCTATACCCTCACATGCGAATACAAATTGTGTTCCGTCTTTTAATTGACATAATACTTGACGTGGGTGTGTACCGTCAACATACGGATATGTATGTGATACTTTTTCACCATTTACTAAAATTGGGAAAAATCCCATTACTGCATTCTTTATTCCGTCAGCTATCATTTGTTCTGCTGTTGTATTTCCAACTTTTACATATCCAAATTTTCCGTCATCTGCAATAGTTAAATAGTATAAATCTTCAACTCCTGTTGTTTTATTATTTCTAACTATTTGACCGTCAATTATTGTAGCACCCCAAATGGTGTCAGTGTCTGGGTCAAATACTCCAGAATTTAATGCAAGTGTTGTATTATTTAATTTTGAAAAATCATTAGTACTTTGATATCTTGATGTTACTTCAAAGTCATTAAATGGTAAACCAATTTTAAATTTATTTATTTGTCCATATTTATTAGTTTTTGGAATATCTACAATATAACATCTAGTATTTTTTAGTCTAAATGTATTATATGTGATATTTGTATCTTGAAATATTGACTGATTTACAGCAATTGCATATTTATTGTTATTTAATTTTACAACTATTTTTCCGTCAACATCTAAAGAAGTAGAATTTTTTACATTATAAAAATTAAAACCACCGTCGTTTATTTCTTTATTTCCAAAAACACAACATTTTGAATTTTCTGTTAAGTTAACAGCTGATTTCATTTCATCAATATTATTATATGTGAAAATTCCTGCTAGTTGCAAATATTGATTTATAATATTTTGTAATTCTCCACTTTCAGCCATTTCATTTAGTTTATTATTAATTTCATCTTGTACGTCTAAATTATCGAAATAATTTTCTACAAATTCTTGTAAGCTTATCATATTATTTGTAACTTCTTCCATTTGTTCTCCGACAACATTTTGACTATTTATTATTTTATTTATTTCTTTACCTATTTTACAAAATAATTGCCATTCGGTTAAAGCGTCAAAATCTGCTTCTATAAAAGGAAAATTCTCTAATACAAACCATTTAAATGGCGTTAAATTTTTAAATTCAAATTTATTCATTTTTCTATCTCCTCTCTATATTAAACTATAAAATAAACAGTCTAACTCTTTATAGATTAAACTATATATTGATTTTATATTTTCTTGCATTTCTTTTAATATTGCGATTTTATCTGCTGGCGTTCTTGTTACTGTTTCATTATATATTTTATTGTCTGTGCCTTGATTTGTTGCTTGTGATGTTCCTTCGCTATGCGAATTATCATTACCCGTATTTGTGTTTGTATCATAACTATAATTAGTAACATAACTTCCATTTCTTAAATCTTCAAGTTGATTTTGTGGTAGTTCACTATTTCTTCTGTCTGATATATCTTCTGTACTTGTTATAGAAGTATTTTCTAATGTATTGCTTGTATTATTTGTATTTTGTGATGTTGTATTATCTGTACCAGTTCTAGTAGTAACTTCGCCGTCGTTAAAAATTTCCCAATTTTCTAATGCGTTAAACATTTTATTGTATAATGGCATTATTTCATTTAGTTTTACGTCTAGTTGTATTCTAAAAGCTGTTACAGTTTCAAAACCAATTCGGCGTTGTAAATAATGATTTAATATCATTGTTTCAAATTTTTCTTTATCTAAATATTGTGATAAAGGATAATCAAAATTAAAAATAGTTGTTCGTCCTTCTTTTGCTAAGTCTTTTATTTTTGTGTAGTCTTCTTCCTCTTTATCTCCATTTACGATAGAATTTAAAATAGAATATAAAGTAGGTGGTTTACTACAATTAGGTGGTAAAAAAGGATAAAACATAAATAAACCGTTATAATATGGTATCATTTTCGCCCTCTCCTTCCTCGTCTTCGTAGACGTCTTCTATTTCTTCTACGCTAGTTGGTATACCGTCGTAGTATTTTACTTCTATTTTTTGTTCTATTGCTTGTTTTCCATTAAGTAATTTTTTATTTCCTAATTTTTCGTTTATTTCTTCTATCGCTTTTTTTCTAGGCTCGAAACGACTATATCTACTTGCAACTGTTCCCCCTTGACTTGCTAACACTTCGTCGCGTATATTACGTTCTTTCTTTTGAAAATTCATATTAGCAATTCCAATAAGTCGTAAAAATTCGTTCCAGTCTTTCTCTTTGTGTTCGTCTATTTTATCTGCTACGAAAGGTGCTGGCGCTAGTACTAATGTTGTATCGTCTAAGTCTAAATCGTCGTATGAAATAACTGTATTTTCCATACCGTCTACGTTATTTACTAAGTCTTGTATTGATTTTACTTTTTCCGTTTTTGTTTTCCAAAACCTAGGGGTCTTCTGCTGGGCTATATTGATATCAGTTGTTCTAGTGTCTAATGCAATGCGCTCGCTGTATTGTAGTATATCTAACCATAATGGATAGCGTCCGTTATTATCGTACATTATAACGAAGTCGTCTTGATTTCTTAATAGTTTAGTGTATCCGTTTTGTGATATTACTTGTATTCTTGTAGGTCTTCCGTATACATCTAATTTACCAATATTTTGATATGGTAAAGCTAAAAGTCCTAATACTTCGTCTACAAAAAATGCTATACTTCCCTGTCTTAATAATGTTTTATTTAAGTATGCAGTATCTATATATTTTGGCATATTTGAAAATTCAAACACATTTTCGGCAAGTGTAAGTAATTGTCTTTTATACATTTCGTAAGTTTTAAAATTAGACAACTGCGAATTTATTAATTTTTTTTGCATTTTATTTCTCCTTTCTTTTATATTAAAATAGGTAGCAACTTGTTAGTTGCTACCTAAAAGAAAATCTTACGCAACTGTTATTGTTGCTGTTCCAGTTTTAGTATTATCGTAAATGCTTGTAGCTGTTACTGTTATTTCGGTTACTGTTGCGTCTGCTGGTACTATAAGTTTTCCAGCGTCTGAAATTCTTACGCCGTCTTCGTATGCGTTTTCGTCAACAGTCCAGTAAACTGATTTATTTGCAAAACCAGTAGTTACGACAACAGCTGAAAGCTCTAAATTTTGTCCTTTACTTACTGTTGCTGTGCTTGGACTTACTGTTACACTTGTTACGCCTTGTACCGCTTTTGTAAATACAATAGCATTTTCAAAAGGAGATGTAGAAACAACGCCCCAAGTATGTAACCAATGGTTAGTACGCATTGTTTGAGGGTTAAAGAATTCTGTTTTTCTGCCTTCTGGCATTGTATCCATACCATATCTATACATTTGGAAGAAATCTGCTCCAACTATTACGGCTGGTATTTCTTGTAATACTGCCATTTCTTCTGCTGTTAATGGTACGTATCCGTCTACATATTCATTTGGTATTACGTTTCCGTCGTCATCTCTTTTTGCAAAAACTTCTGCTAGTCTTGGCATATCGAAAGTTCCGAAACCGGTCGCAAAGTTCCATATTTGCTTTCATTTCGGCGTCAGAACGGAAATAGCTTGTCGCAAGAACATTTGTCGTAAATTTCGCATCAAATTTTGTTGACACTATCGCGAACTGGTCTTCAAAAGCTGTAGCTTTTCTTAATCCAGCTGGGTTAAATTTAGGACTTCTAAAAGTTAAATCGTTTGAATATCCTTTTATTTCTGCTACTACCTCTCTATCTTTTTTTGTTGCTAAATCTTCTATTTGTACTGCTGTTACTGTTCCGTCTAAAATACGTCTAGCAAGCATATATTTTGATACTTGGTAATAGTCATATTCCATACCTTCATATAAACTGTTTATAATATCGTCTATCAAGCTGAATAAATCTTCTCTTTCAAATGCCATTGCCATTTGCTCGTCAGATGTTGTAGTCTTATAGAATTTTTGGTAATTAATTTCGTGTAAGTATGATAAAACATTTGGTACTTCTGTTTTTACAAAGTCTTCTGGTCTATTTACCATTTGGTTATAATCATATACGTTTGCAATATCTGTTATAACCTCTCTTACTTGCTGTCCGTAGCTTAATTCTCCTTTATCTGTAAATTTTTTCCAAGGGTTTTCCCAGTGGTTACGAGTAATTACTGTTAACCCAATTATGTTTAATGTGTTTAGAAAAGCGTTTTTGTATGCAACGTTTTTCATAATTATTTTACCAATACCATTTATGCTCTCGCCTTGTACTGGTAAATCAATATTTTCCCTTAAAATAGGGGTTTCATTTATTACATAACTTAATAATTCTGCTGAATTTGTTACGTTTAAATTTCCTTGTGAAATACTTTTTTTAGCCATTTTTATTTCCTACCTTTCTATTTTTAAATTTCTTTTATGTCGATTACTTCTTTTTCTTCTAACTCTTCGTCGACTTCTTCTTTTTTGTCTTCGGCGTCTTTTTTGTCGTCGCCTTTTAAAAATCTTTGTTTATATTTTTCTTGTAAATCATCAAGTTTTGCTTGTAACTCTTCTATTTTAGTTGTATCTACTTCGCCAACTTCCATACTGTCTTCTATGTCTTCTAATAATTGAATTGCTATTTCGTTATCTGTTACGAGTTCATTAACTTTTTGTTTTAATTCTTCTTTACTAAGCTTCATTTTCTTGTTCCTCCTCTCCTTTTTTACTTTTCTTTGTTCTTGTGTTTTTTACTTCCATTGTATCGCATAATCGTTGCATTACTAATGTATTATTGTTTATAGCGTCTTTTAATTCGTCTTTATATGCTAACATCACTTTTGTGTGCTGTGCATTTAATGTACTTGTTTCTTCCATATTTTTATCTGTTATGTATTTAACATACCAGCCCATACCTAAACACGCTACAATAGGAAAGCAATAACTACCCAATAATTGTAAAATATCCATTTTCGTTTCTCCTTTCTCGTTAGTATCTATTAAAATTATAAGCATAAAAATTAAAATTTGTCAATAATAAAAACGAACATTTTTAAAATGTTCGTTTATTTCTTATTATTTTTGTTAATACAGCCCAAGGAAATTTTTTGCGTTTTCTTATAACTGTTGGTACTGGTGGTAAACCACCTAAATATTCGTACCAATATTCGGCTTGCGTTCCTCTAGCTGGCTGGTTCGGGTCGGCTGGTCTTTCATAATTCACTAAAAAAGCTAACGCTAAATTATATGGTGTATCAGTACTTTGTGTAAATTCATAAAAACTATAATTATAAGTACTGGTCGCTATCCATTGTATATTATTTTCTACCTCATAAATTATCCTATATAAGTTAGCGTCTATTTCTGACGGGTCGCTAAAACCTTGATTTACTATCCAGTCTGTATATTTAGTGTATGGCGTCCATTGTACTAAGCCGGTATCCGTGCGCTGTCGGGTCGCCACCTACTACGTTACTTTCCCAACGTCCGAGGATTTATACTACTTTCACTTTGCATATTCCCTAATACGCCAGCTACTGCATTTAAAGTCCAGCCCTTAGCTTGTAAATAAGCCCATATATAACGTGCATTTACTCGCTCTTGTTCTAATGTTAAAGCTTGCGAACTGTCGTATGTATTACCCCAATAATTCCCATACTGTCCGTGTTCTTTCTAATAATGCCATTATTTAATCACCAACTTTTGATTTGGATATATTAAATTAGGGTTTGAAATATTATTATCTTTTGCTATTTTTTGATATGTTGTATTAAATTTTTTCGCTATTTCTGATAATGTATCCCCAGATTTTACTATGTATATTGTTTCTTGTGAATCTTTTTTACCTAATAATATTTCATTTACTCTTGCTTGTACTTGGTTATATATATTACCTAGTTTGGCTTTTCTTTCTTGTCCGTTTCCATATTTACCAGCGATTACATCTCTTGCTATTTGTTCTATATCTACATTTGTAGAATTATCAACAGAGTTTTCCACATTTTCCACAATATCATATTTAGTTAAATCATTACTATTTATTATTGACATTATAGTGTTTATATATGTTGGACTTGTAGCATAACCCCCGTTTTTTATTGCTGTTATACACTCTAACGGTGTTTCTGATACTGTTGCTTTTCTGTATCTTTCTAATTTTGTTATTAAATCGAAATAATCTGATATACTTTCTGCTAAACTGTTATATGCTCTGAAACAAGCTGTTATATTTGTGTAACTTACGCCGTCGTAACACTCTTGTGTATTTGCATTATATACTTTACCTTTCCAATTAGATGTTGCTTTTATGCCAAAAATTGCATTTGCTTTCATCATTATTTTACTTTGTCCCCAACCACTTTCACATATTGCTTGCGCTATTACTACGCTTGAAAATAAAGGATAACCCCTCTTTTTGTTTTCTGCTTGTACTAATGGTGCTATTGTTGGTATAAATTCAGATTTATTCATATTTATTCACCCCCTTTCATTATTTTATTATATATGTATTTCTCGTATTGCTCAAATGTTATAAGTCCGTCTATTGCATATTTAAAGTATCTATCTTCTTTGTTATAACCTTTTCGTTTTAGCTTTATATAAGCTATTAGTAATTTAATTCTTTTCATTTTCTACTCTCCTTGATAAAAATAATTATTTGCTTTTGCAACTAACCATAACCAACCTAATGATAAAAATTTTAATGCTACTATTCCTATTGTTATTTCTTCTTGTTCGCCCATTAAATATAAAAATGCTAATATTGATATTATACTTATTATAACTTTTTTCATTTGTTTTCATCTCCTTTCGACGCTTTTATAATACTACAAATTGTTTTATTTGTCAAGTATATTTTAAAAATATTTTCAACGAAATGTTGTTCGTATTACATAATGTCAATATGTATATGTTATGTTTACTTGCACATCTGTTTGGGGAATATATGTT